AAAGAACATGTAGATCCTGTAGTTCTGGACACAGAAAAGTAATTGCTGAGTTAAGAAAGAAAAATATATACCCACAGGACAAAAATTATACCTGTCCTATTTGTACCCGAACCATACAGGAAGTTAACAAGTATAATCAGAAACTTCTAGGTACTTGGGTATTAGATCATTGCCACGACACAGACACATTTCGTGGTTATATATGTAAACATTGTAATGATGGCTTGGGTGGGTTTAAAGATGACTTGACAAGGATAGTTAATGCTGTTAAATATATGGAGAAGCATAAGGAGAGTTTAAATGACTAATGTAACAGTACTTGATGTAGAAAATACAACTATTAAAAGAAACAATAAACTTATGCTTGATCCTTTTGAAGCAGAAAACTCATTAACTATGGTAGGAATGTTAAATCACTCTGGAGAAAAGATAGTTACATTTGATCATAGTGAGCAACAACCTACCACTGAGGGTGGAAGTATTGTCCAGAACATTCTGGATGATACCCACCTCTTGGTGATGCAGAATGCTATACACGACTTAACATGGTTATGGGAATCTGGCTTTACCTATACTGGAGAGATCTTTGATACCATGCTTGGTGCTTATATAATACAACGAGGACAGAAAGAACCATTGAGTCTGGAGTACTTAGCAGAAAGATACAACTGTGATACACAGAAGATGGGTACACTAAAGGAGTATTTCAACAAAGGATATACAACCAGAGAGATACCACATGAAGAGTTGTCACAATATCTATCTGCTGACTTACATGCGACTATGGAGTTGTATGACAAAATAGATGATCAGCTTAATACACATGATAGTGGCTTAATTGACACAGTCAAACTCACTAACCAAATATGTATACATCTTGCTCGTATCTATCAGAAGGGTTTTAATGTTAATCAAGAAGCCCTTGAAGAAGTACGTAAAGAGTTTGAGGCTGAGAAGCAGGAGCTGTTAACTCAGTTACAGGTTCAGGTACATGAGCTAATGGGTGATAGACCTATTAATCTTAATAGCCCAGAGCAGTTGTCTTGGATTATATATAGTAGAAAACCATATGATAAAACTATGTGGGCTAACTCTTTTAGTCCAAGGTTAACACCAACTGAGTTTAGATCTATAACTAAACAGAACTCTGTTGTATTATATAAACAGAAGGCACGACAGTGTACTACATGTAAGGGTACAGGTAAGGTACGTAGAACTAAGAAGAATGGAACACCCTTTGTTAAAACAAGTAAGTGTTTAGAATGTAAGGCTGAAGGATTTCTATTTACTAACACAGATACCATAGCAGGGCTAAAGTTTGCTGCACCTAATCCAGATTGGGTTAGCGCACACGGATTTAGTACAAGTAAAGACAATCTCATAAAGCTAGAGACAAATGCTAGAGAGAGAAACTTTCAGACTGCTGTTGTATTTTTGCAACGTGTTAGAAGATTATCAGCACTAGACACATATCTATCTAGCTTTGTTGAGGGTATATCTACACATATTAAATCAGATGGTATGCTACACGTTCAGTTACTACAACATAGAACAGGTACAGGCAGGTTGTCTGGAGCTAACCCTAACATGCAGAACATGCCACGTGGTGGTACGTTTCCTGTAAAGAAAGTATTTGTATCACGATGGGAAGGTGGTAAAATACTTGAGGCAGACTTTGCACAGTTAGAGTTTAGGGTCGCTGCATTCCTGAGTCAGGATGAGGTAGCCATAGAAGAAGTATCAACAGGCTTTGATGTACATAGTTATACAGCTAAAGTTATCAGTGATGCAGGGCAAAAGATATCACGACAAGATGCAAAGGCACATACATTTGCTCCCTTGTATGGTGCAAGTGGGTTTGGTAGGACAGAGGCAGAAGCGTCATACTATCAACAGTTTACCACTAAGTACAAAGGTATATCAGAGTGGCATAAGCGATTAGCTAATGAGATACTTAACACTGGTAAGATTAAAACACCATCAGGTAGAGAGTTTGCATGGCCTGATGTACAGCGTAGACGTAACGGAAGTGTGACATATTTCACACAGATAAAGAATTATCCTGTTCAATCCTTTGCAACTGCTGACATTGTACCCATATCTCTGATATACATAGATAAGTTATTAGAAGCAAATAAGATGGAAAGTTGTATAGTAAATACAGTACACGACAGTATAGTTATTGATGTACATCCAAATGAGGTAGATAAGGTGATACGAATAGTAAAAGCAACGAATGATAATCTAATTAATATAGTAAATAACAAATGGAATATAGACTTTAATGTACCTCTACTATTAGAGGCAAAAATAGGAGATAACTGGCTTGACACAAAAGATGTGGCATGATATAACTAAGAACCTTATGAAAGATAAAAGGAGAAATAAATGAATGAGATAGCAAATATAAATACTAATGATTATACAGCAATGGCTAAAGCTATGGGTATGGTGATGGACACAGGAGCTAATAAAGATAAGGCAGATGCCCTAGCTCGTGTGCGTATTAACCATTCACCTATTATGGGTAGATCAGAAGTTAATGGTAAGATGGTGAATGTAGAAGTTGTGTCTGGTGGTACGTATAAAATAGATATACCAGATGGTCCAACGTACTATTCTGAAACAGCTACCATACGTCCTTACATGCAGAGGTTTATGCATAAGCGTTTTATAATGAAGACAGCAGACTCACCTAACAGGTACGTAAAGACTGTGATGGCAGACAACCTCAACATTGATCTAAAAGATAATGATGGTGGTTTTAACTGTGGTAAAGCTGCAGGGTATATACAAGACTTCAAGTCTTTACCTGAGAAGATGCAGGATCTATTAAAACAGATCAAGCGTGTACGTGTATTGTTTGGTACTATAGAGATGGATAACCCTGTGGATGATACAGGAACACCAGTTTCTCTAGATGCTACACCATTTATATGGGAAGTTGAGAACAGAGATGCATTCAAAACCTTTGGTACAAATGTGTTTAATAAACTTAATAAGATGAAACGTCTACCTATACAGCACTATGTGAAGTTAGCTACAGAGGAACGTAAGTTACCTAATGGTAATTGTTTTTATCTTCCATCTGTTACGCTTGACTTGAGTAAAACTCTTGATATGGATGATGAAGCACAGGAGATATTTGCTAACTTCCTAGCATGGGTAGCCAACTACAATGGATACATAACTAATGCATGGAATGAAAATATGCATAAGCATGAGGAAGTTGATACAGAAACAGTAGATGACTTCATTGATATAACTGCAGAGGAATTTGCTTAATGAAAAAAGAGTCAGAGTCTGAGCATTGGTATAGTAAAACAGGAGAATCTGCGTATACTATCGTGGGTTCAAATGGTAAGGAACGTAACACAAACTTAAGGGATGCTAGGAAACATGGTTATGTACCATCTGTTACTACCATCCTTGGTGTTGCAGCTAAACCTGCTTTGGAAAACTGGAAAATAAATCAGGCTCTGAACTCTGCACTTACGTTAAAGAAACAAGACGATGAAAGTACAGATCAATTCTTTTACAGGTGTAAGGAACACTCTAAGAGTACAGGCAAAGAGGCAGCAGAGATGGGTACAACCATCCACGCCATGATAGAGCAAGGGTTTGCAGGTGGGGCAGAGACTAAGCCCTACCTAGCAATCAAGAAGTACTTAGACGATACATTTCCTGATGAGACATGGACTGCAGAGGATTCATTCTGTGCTGACTTAGGTTATGGTGGTAAGATAGATCTACACTCTGATACAGGTATCTTTGTTGACTTTAAAACTAAGGACAACTTAGAGGCTAAGAAAAAGTCACCATCTAGTTTAGTATTTCCTGAACATGGTATGCAACTATCAGCCTATGCTGAAGGGTGCAATGTAAAAGATCCTGAGAGGGTATCTATCTTTGTAGACAGGAAGGATACAGAACTAATAATACCTTGGAGATGGAGTAAAGAGTCACATGCTAAACACATCTCTATGTTTACTAGCCTGTTGACATATTGGAAGTTGTTTAAGAACTACGATCCATCTGATGCGTAACGTCAAACAGTTTAAGGCTGCGTTAAAGTATGGGTATCGTAGTGGTCTGGAGATTAAGGTATCTGATTACTTAAAGGAATTACAACAAGACTTTAGATACGAATGTTTTAAGATAGAGTGGGAAGACTTGATGTATAGAACATATACGCCAGACTTCCTGCTACCTAACAGTATTATAATAGAAGTCAAGGGTCGTTTTGTGCAAGCAGATAGGCGTAAACACCTTGCGATAAAAAAGCAACACCCAGACCTTGACATTAGGTTTGTATTTGAGAGCAGTAAAAGAAAACTAAATAAGGGTGCAAAGGGTACGTATGCAAGTTGGTGTGAAAAGAATAACTTCTTATATCATGATAGGATTATTCCTGAGTCGTG